ATTCTTTACTTCCTCCATAATCATTAAATCTTCGTATAACTTTATCTCCCATTGTAACTCTAAATCTATTTATCAGATTATCAATAGATTCTGTAAGCGAATGTTGTAATACTTGATATAATCCTATATTTTTATTTGGTTCTTGTCTTTCTAAATTAATAATACTACCTTCTCCAGCAGTCCATAATTTTTTAGTTCCATCAACATCATAAAACCAAGCATAGTTACCACTATTTGTGATTAAGGAAGAAATAGAATCAGATTCTCCTCTACCAAATAGATTCATAGTTTGAGGCACAAAATTTCCTATACCAGTTCCATTAAATCCGCAAATAGATAACGCTTCTGAAATTTGTTCATAATATAATTCATGATTATCTGAAGGTTTATGTCCTACATAGAAATATTTCTTTTCTCTATTTCTAATCCAATATTTATCTTGACAATTTATTTTAATAGATTCAGGAGTATCTCCAGGAATTATTCCAGTTATATATCCTTTATATAAAAGACAATAATCAGTCCAATTTTTTTCATAATAACGTATTTCTACTTCGTGTTCTATCGTTGGCTTATTAGTGGTATCATAAGGTCTTCCTATAACAAAGTTCGCAGTATGAGCACTGTTTAATATTTTATTTATTGTAACACTATTAATATCGACATCATCGTCTGCACTTCCATTAATATATATTTTAATATATTCTTTACCTAAAGATTGAAATCCTGCATCTCCAGGAATTTGCCAAGACTTTAACATTCTAAAATCATTAGTTATATCATAAGTAGAATCGACCATATATCGAATATCGTTTTTAATATCTGTTAAATCTCCAGCATATGCCATACTAAAAACATTAGTTACATCATCAATAGATTCTACTACTGAACGAAAATCGTTAGGAATATCTTCTATAACTCCTTTTACTATACGAAAATCATTTATAATATCTTTCCAATCTAAAATATTATCGCTCAGATTTATAGTATCATTTAATATAATTTGTTCTTGAGGAGTATTAACATATATTTCATCGCTGAGATTTATAGTATCTTCTTTAAAAACTGGATAAGAAGCCTGAATTTCATCATTTAAAGTTATTGTTTCTCCTTCTATAAGTTCTTCAGCGGTAAGTTTAAGATAGATATTGTCAGATAAATTTATAGTATCTGATAATTCTATTTTTTCTAAAGAAAGATTAACAAGTATATTGTCAGATAAATTTATAGTATCTGATAATTCTAGTGGTAATTCTAACCTGTCAAAATAAGCTTCACTAGACGAATTAATAAAAGTAAATCCTATATAGTTATCAGTATCGACAAGATTTCTTGGATGGGCAACTGTAAAACTATAAGGGTCGGTTATTCCTGTATCAATAGCATCTTCCCAAGAACTTCCGTTATATTTTAAATAATATATTTTACGAGGATTTCCATATTGATAATATCTAGCAAATAAATAAATTTGGTTAATATAAGTGCATATAGGAGATAACTCGTAATATCCTGTTGTTGCAGATATTTGAGTCCAATTATTATTCCAAGAACCACCTTCATATTTAATATAATGAATTCCATTAGTGTCTATTCTAAATGCCCATACAGTTTCAGAATCTCTTTCACAAATTATAGAACTTTCTGTTAATGATAATGTTGAGGAAGCGACGCCTCCAATTTGAGTTCTTACACCTATAGACCATGTATCTGGACTACCTTCCGTTTTAGTAATTTTACGAATATAAGAATATTTACTTCCAGTTCCGCCAAAAAATATAGCCCACAAATGACCATCATACCCTAAACACATATTTTGAAATTTATATGAACTCGAAGCTTCCTGATATGACCAATTACTTCCACTATCAATACTTGTAAATAATTGAAAAGTATAACCAGATGCCGTTCCTATTATTATATTGTCATCACTATCAATTTCGACTCTTAGAGGGTAAGTTACATAATAATTTTTTCCTACTATATCAGAAATAGAAATAATTGAGTCCCATGTTCCTCCTGTTCCACCAGTTTTCTTTCTAAAATATAATTCGTTATCTGTATCATCTCCCCAAAATACATAAATATTATCATTAGAATCTACAACTATTGCTGGAGGACTCCAATCATTAGGTATGTTAATATTTGTTGCTATAGTTTTATATGAACTACCAGTTCCGCCTTCTCCATCTGTAAAAGTAATTCCCTCATCAGTAGATATAGCATAATAAATATCTATGCCACTTCCAAAACCACTTGTTCCAACAATATGAATATATCCTTTAGAATCTATAAATATTTGGTTTCCCCAATGGTCAAGTGCAGAAGTAGTCCAAAGTTCTGTGCTAGCCATATTAAATTATTACCTCATTATTATTAGTTATTTTATAATTCTTATGCTACAGTTATCGTTATCTTTACATAGAGGTCTGTATCAACATCTACGTTCTTTGCTGAAAAAACGAATCTATCTAACATCGTAGAACCAGTTACTGTTACACTATCCATAACTCCTGCTTCAGTAATAGCATATTCTTCGGCTGTGCCAAAAGTAAAAGTTTTCTCAAATATTACTTTATCAGTAGAACTAGCACTAACAGAAGCTAAAGCTCTTGCGACTTCTGTTTTTAAAGTTGTATCGCCAACTACAACAGCATCTCCTGTTTCTCCAGTTCCGATAGCTATGGAATTAAAACCAGTCAATCCAGTTCCAATACCTTCGCCAATTAAATCTCTAACTCTACTTTTACCAGTAGTAACTATCAAATTCTTTAACTCTTCATGTTCAATAACTGTTCCATCTTTTCTTCTTGTTTCTAATACAACATCTCCTTTTAACGTTATACCGTCTTTCATTTTAGGTTTCCTCCTTATTTTCATTTCAATACTATCTTTTATTCTCATATTATCGTTTCCCATATTATTTCCATCCTTTTTTATTTAATTTTTGAATTTTTTCGTCATTAATATCAAATTCTCTCACTGTAACATCTCCCAAACGATATTTATCAAATGGCTTATTTATTAAAGTAATCCGATAACTAGTTACTACACGCCCACGTTTTCCCATAAGATAAGCATATTCTATTTTTGTTTTTCCTCTTTCTCTTCCAGTTAAATCTTGAACAGCTTCGATATAATGAAAATATTTATCATAATTTCCTAAACACAAAAAATCTCCCGACGGAAGACGATAAAAAATTCTGTTAATTTTTTTCTTAGGTATATCTAACCATTTAGTATCAAAAATACTTCCACCATAATAAGTGGTTTTATCTTCAAAAATTATGGTATATAAGGCTTGACTTTTATTTCTGTCGCCCATTTTATCCTCCTTCTTACATCCACGTAAATCTTACTGTGGTAACGAATGTTTCTGCTCCAGGAGTATCGTAACTCGCTGGAATTAATATTCCAATATTAGCATAACAATCATAAGTTTCGCCAGTTGCAATTCCTGTCATGGTTATGGGGTCTCCATCATTTAATCCTAATGTAACATTGCCAGCTATTTTAGTTCCACTTCCACTACCAACCCAATCAGTTCCAGGACTAAGTGAAGTAGTGCAAATTGCATTAACAAAAGAATCATAGCCTGTTTCTCCCCCTAATACATGTTTATCAGCAGTGGCATGATTTGAATCGTCCCAAGCTTCTAATGTTGGTTCAGTAGCCGTTTCACCATCAAAACTAAAACAAAATACATATCGTTCATTATCACCCATACCTTCAACTTCTTTTAATAAACCAGCACTATAATCATATAACAAACAATGCGGAACTTGAACTGCTGTAGCTTGAATAATAGTAGAAGCAATATTGAGTTCTGTTTCTGTAGGTTCATTTTCTCCATCTTTAACATCATCACTTCCACCAGTCCAAATTAAATAATCTCTATTCGGACTTAAATCTAAATCTACATAATCCGCTCCTGTTTCGCCATATGCTATTGAAGGGTCGTCTATATTTACTCTTACAACTAAATTAACAGCCATTTGATTTCCTCCTAATTTATTTTAAATTTATCCATTAATAAGCCACTACAAGGAATCTTACGCTATAAGGCTGGATTCCTAGTCTCATACTTTCGTCAAACTCAATTTCTGATATTCTACGGACAGAATATGACCAGTTATTAATCCATCCTCCATCATAATGTTTCATTGTTAATGTTCCTAATTCAGTAGTAACTTTATCTCTCATATCAGTCATAAGTGCGGTTAAATCTTTATAACCATCAGCATCAAATAATTTTCCTCTTATTATTATTTCTTGACTCTTTTTTCCTCCAGGTATCACTATGCTTCCATCTCCTCTATTACCTTCTATAACTGTAGCTTTCATTCCTGCGGAAGGGTCACTAACAGAAAAAACATTAGGGAAAATATATTCTACACTTCCAGTTTCACTACTTAAAAAAGTCAATCTTACTGTATAATTTTGAAATGCCATATTTTACTCCTTATAATTTAGGACGTATTTTTCTTATAGTTTCATCACTTTCTAATCTTTCTTTAACTTTTTCTTTTATAGCATCTGCCAATTCTTCCGAAGTTACTCCTTCAGCAGTTACTTCTATTCTTTCAATCGTAATTTCTGGTTTTATCCAGGTTTCTTTACCTGCTATTCCTTTAGGAAGATGCCCTTCTCTTACCAATTGTTCATATTCCGCTACTTGTCTATTAACTTCTGCAACTAATCTTTCACTTTCTTTTCTTTGTTGTTCAGCAGATAATGGTTGACCACCTACTCCTGTAATAGTAGGCTCTTCCATTACTCCTAAAAATCTTTCTCTAAATTTATCAGTAGCAGATGTCATTTTCTCTACCCAATTTTCCCAGAAAGTGCTAGGAATTTCTTCTCCAATTTGACTTTTCAATCTTTCAACAGGAGAGAAAACTTCAACATCTGGAAATTGTCGAGTTGCTTCCCAATATTCTTTGAGAGCTTCTTGCTGTTCTTTTGATAATAAGTCAAAATTTTCTAAAATCATTTCTCTCCATTCATCAGTAGCTGTTCTCCACCAAATAGTCATTGTTTCTGGAGAAAATGTTAAAGCATCCATTAAACTACGAATTCCTTCTTTAGCTTCTTTATCTTGTGTTAAATCTGCTTTCATATAATCAACATACAAATTTTGCATAACTTTTCTAACTTCTTCTTTTCTTTTTACTTCTTCTTGAATCAAAGCATTTAATCTTATTTGTCGTTGAATTCTATAATCTGCATCAGTCATAAAAGCTTGTTCCATTTCTAAGGACTCTAATCTAAATCTAGCTATTTCTACTTGTGTAGCTCCTAAAATTTTCATTAGAGCTATTTCATTTTTTAATTCTTCTTCCTTGAGTTTTTCTCTAGCTAATAAATTATCTTGTCTTTCTTGTTCATCTTCTTGTAAACTTACTTTTTCTATTTCTTGTTTCTTTCTATTTTCTCTTAATTTTTGTTCTGCTTTTACTAAATCCTCAATATATGTCGTTGGGCGTTTAAGGTCTAATTCGGCTTTCTTTCGAGCTTCTTGCCATCGTTGAATTAATGCAATATTTCGGTATCCAGGAAGTATAGTTTCCCACCAGGATTTTTTTGCCCCTGCTTGACCTAATAATTCTATATCAACTGCAATTTGTCCTAAATTATAACCCAGCCATCCTAGTATATCTCCAGCCCCACGTGCATTTTTTCTTGTAGCTTCTAATGCGTCTGCTAATTTTGTAAGAGCTTCTACAAAATCTCCAGTTCCTTGAGTTGCAGTAATAAAATCTTCAAATAATACTTTCATAGTATTAGACATTCTTTCTGTTTGACCTCTAATAGTATCCATTTTAAGTTCTGCAATTCTTTTAGTAAATCCTTCTATTTCTTGATTAGCTCTTTCAATATCTTCTCTTAACCCTTCAAATGATTCTAAAATTAATCTTGGAGCAACAGCACCTCTTGTAGCAAAAATTTGTTGCAATGCTTGTGATTGTTCAAAAGTTAATTTTCCTTGAGTTTTCATTGTTCTATTAATTTGTTCCATTGTATCTAAAAAATTGATAGGTTGATTAGGGTCAAAAGTAATTCCAAATATAGATGCTAATTTATCAGCATTTTTACTTATTTGTAATATTGTTCTGCCTGTTAATCTTCCAGTTCTTCCTGCTCTCAACATACGAGTATTTAAAAAGCCGATAATAGTTACCAAATCTGTAAAACTATCAGATAATCCTGAAATATATGGAGCTAATTTAGTATAACCTTGCACCAATTCATCCATCTGAACATCTTGAGTTGCATATGTGTATGTTAAAACATCAGTTATTCTTTGGAATTTTTCTGATGCAGATGCTCCTTCTAATATATACTTACCCATAGTATTATAAACACCAGCAACCGCTCTCGCCATTTCTTTTCCTTTAATTCCTGTTCCTGTCATAGCATCTACAGTATGTTCAAATGCAGACATAGCTTCGGCAGTAGTTAAACTTGAAGTTCTTAAAAAGTAAAATGTCTCTGCTAATTCTTTCAATGGAACTCTCGTTTTAACTGCCACATCTTTAATTAGAGTTTTAATTCTTGCCATATCAGAAGCTATTTCTTGAGTAGTTCCGTGAACTACTGTTTGAATTCGAGCTAATGCGTCATCTAATTCTATATATTCTTGCACCATACTAGTAATAGTTCTTATAACTCCCATATAAACACTTCTTAATAATAACCATATAGGAATTACCATTAAAGCTCTTTTAGCTAAACTGCCCATCATTTGAGCATAGGTTTGAGTAGATTTTGATGCTTTATCAGTTGTTTTAGTAACTTTACCTTGAGTTTTCTCAATATTTTTCAATCCTTGAACGACCATCTTATCGCCTTGAATTGTTGCCAAGAATGAAATTAAGTATTGTTTGTCCACTTATAACACCCCTAATTTTAAAAGTCTTTTTTTATCAAAGACTTCGATATTTTTGTCAATATATTGTTTTTTAAATTTCATAAATTTTGTTTTGGCTTGTTTACTCCACCAACCCTTTACTTCTACGTATAAGTCCCATTCAGGAATATAAAAATCAGGAGTATAGGTGGTATTATCTAAATCAAATACTTCAGGTTCATATAACCATTTTATT